GACATCTTTGGATGGATATTTGAACAGTTCCGTAAGGCTGGACTTGGGTATTATTACCTTGGGCAGATAGTTTGGTTGAAAATAACCGAATTTATGTCCAATGCATTTACTCAGGTTCTTAGTCTAGGAACATTTGTTGTTGCTTTATTTAATTTTGAGTTGGCAAGCTCTCTTGCATCCAGTTTCTGGGTATATCTCCTCTATTTTTGGGGGGAGTACAAACTAGTCTGGTGCTTGTGGATGTATCCACCAATAATTGCAATCGTGACTATATTTGGAGTTCTTTATTACACATTTGTGGAATATAGGAACAAAGTTCAGAAACATTTTAAAACGTTTACCGACACGAAAGATTCGGTAGAATATGCTCTAAAAGCAGCTGCGACTATTATAGCCAGCTTTGTTTTTGTGCGATTTGTGTACCGCCTCTATGACTACTTATCACGTAATGTGAAGAAGAGTGGTTTTGAGGCCAAAGGGAGCGATATCGCTCGGTATTTTAAGAAAACATCCATGATTTTTGCTTTCATCTCTGCAGCTGTAGAGATTGCTAGGCAATTGTTTAGAGATGGAGACATGCGTGAAGTTGCATCAGTTCTACAAATTAATAAATTATTTAAATTTTTTGTTAATGAATATGAACCTATCCATGTTTCAAATTTTCAAAATCGTGAAAACAATATTCCCCCCCCTATGAGAGATCAATTTTTCCCAGTTAAACGTGATTTGAATAAAGCCAAAGCCGACATTCCTTTTGTGAATCGTAAAGCTGATGGTAGTTCAAGTCCATCGGAAACTGGTTTTCAGTTTGATTCAAGCGGCTTTGATTTTGGTCTGTCCGGATTGTCAACTGGTAAGTTTGAAGGAGGCCCTGGTTTGGGTTTTGGAGGTAAACAACAATGTATTGGTGGCCATTTGTGTACTGATTGTGGTTGTTATAGTCCTCTAGAGCCTGAAATGGTCCATCCATCACTTGAATTTTTGAATCTCAAAAATCGAAAACATTATTGTAAATGCCCAATTCCTCATCACAATTTGAAACAAATTTATTGTTTTTGTGATTCGACGGATGATGATTTGATCTGTTCTCCTGTGCATAATGGAGAGGCAGATTTTAAGTCTTGGGAATTTAAATCATTTGGTGAAGTTTTTACCTCACTAAAAGAAAAGATAAACAGTTTCAAAAACAATGTTTGTGAGAGAGATCTTAGTTATTTTACCGATTTGTTTGGTTTTAAAGCTTTGATTTTCGCAATAGTTGTTGTTTCTGGGATGGTTTGTGCCATGATTTTGTATTTTTACCCTGAAAAAGTTTTTAAAATGCTTTCGCGTTTCGGTTCTATTTTTAGTACTGATCCTAAAGAAAAGTTGAATGAAATTTTGGGTGCTTCTTATGAAGGAAATGAATTTAAATATCCATGCTTCGAAGCTCGTGGGAAAAAGAAGATGGAATCATGGAAAGATGATGAAGAAAATGCTAGACGAGAACATTTGGTTATGGATAAGGCTGAATGGAGACAACAAAGGGAAGAAGAAAGACAAAAAGATAATGAAAAAAATGATGAATTACGACAGGCTCGTCAAGAGCAAATAGAAGAAATTAGAAATCATCAGTATGTTTGGAATTATGTTTCTCCCATTATAGATTATGCAAGTTCTTGGACTAATGCTTGGAATCAAGAAATAACTAGTGCAACACATGTTGCTGCTGCTTATGATGAATTTGAAGGGCAAGTTGCCAAGGCACGTGTTGAATTTGAAGCTAAAGTAGTTCTGGATAGAAAGAAATTATCTGAGTTTTTAAAAACTCCTCCAAAGGCGGTTGCTGAAAAACTTGAAAAAAAAAAATTTTCAAAGAAGGAGAGGAGAGAGTATAAAAAAACTCATGAGTCAGCTAAAATTCAACCCCAAGAAGTTAAGAGTGTTGCCAAACCTGTTCCTGTAGCTAAGCCAGTACCTGTGGCAAAACCAGCTACTGCAAAAACCTTACCTAAAACACCACAGCCCACACAATATGAGTCAGCAGTTAAATGTTCGACACATTGTAAGGGTGCTAAAAAGTTGGAAGCTAAACCCGGTTTAATTACATTCCAGTGTGAATGCAAGCCTCAAGGTTTCGAAGCAAAACAACCTGGTGCTTTTGTTAATGAGTTAGCAGAGAGAGCAGCTGGTGTTCATTTAGCAAAATATCAATTTGATGTTACCGATCTCAATAATGAAATTATTGGTGAGTGTTTTGTTGTTAATGTAGAGGGTCATATGTTGTTGATGTTCAACAATCATTACCTCGAATATGATACACCCCATGTTAAAATTTTAGATGTAGTTATAAATCTTACAGCTAACGGATCATTTCAGTATAAAAAATCTGATCTTCGATGTAAATTTATTGATGTAAAAGAGACAGGTACAAAAAAATTTGCTTTGAAAACATCTGTTTTTCCTGACAATTATGATAAGAAAGTTTATCTATTTTCTAAACAAGGAGGGAAAAATTTGTTGACAGTGGGGTCTCCGCCTACTAAACATAGAGATGTTTCAGGTACTTTTGAACATTATAAGAGTGATTATCATTCTCTTCCAGCGTACTGTGGATCAGCTATATCATTAGATCAATCAACAGTTAGTGGTATGCATTATCATACCGATGGACAAGGAGAAGGTAATAATTTTATCCCTTTCACAGCCTCTGTGTTGGATTGGTTTAAAACATTAGATACTCGTGTTTGAAGGTGCCAGACTGCTACTCCCTGGTATGAGGGCAGTATTGGCAAAATACCATCAGGTTTCGACTTCGATGGAACATTGAAGCTCGTTGTTCCTACAGCTGAGCGAATTGATAATTATCCATATAAAAATTTACAATTAATTTGTGATTCGACTTACAGACGACAATACCCGAATACAGGAGCAAACTACTCTGATGTCGTTGATAGAGATTGGGAGGCCTATAAATTGGCGAATCCTGGTCATTCAATGATTGAAGGGAGTGCTACTTATTTTAGAGTTCGTGCCCTTTGGAAGAATGTTTCACTACAAATCATGAAATGTGATGTTGATGCAGTTTATCCTGATAATGAATTTATAGATAAAACCATGCAAATGTGTTTAGTTTATTTTCGTTTTCTCAAAACTGTTCCTTCACATAATGACAATGATCATACATATGACCTCGGAACATCAGGAGGAATACCCTGGTGTAAGAATAAAGTCAGATCCAAAAGGGATGTTTTAATGCATTTCACGAATCGGCTTAGAGAGTATATATTTGATCTAAAGTATCCAGCTATTAGTTCATATAATGATAAGGATGAACTCTTGGACACTGAGGACCTTGAAAGGGGTAAGATAAGAGGTGTTTTTGGAGGTTCGTTCCATGGTATTTATCGTGAGAAATTCTGTTATGGGATTCAGAATGATAAATTACTTAAAAATTATAAAAATTGTTGGATAAAATATGGGCTCGTTAAACAATATGGAGGCTTTAATGCCGCCATTCAAACACTTGAGCAGTTTTCCTTTGTTTGGGAGAGCGATATATCAGGTTATGATCGTAAGATCTATTTGAAATTTGTTTATATGATAAGAAATATGAATGTTGATGACCCAACTGGGGAGTTTAAAGACTTAGTTGATGCTGTTACTGAGAGTAATATGCATCCTTTAGTTCTTTTACCTAATGGGTATGTTGTTAAACGTAAAACTGGAAATAATTCAGGTAATAATAACACTACAACTGATAATTCTATTGCTCATTTTGTCATCATGGTTTATTTATTTACAAAAAAATTGATGTTGATTGGGGAGGTTCCTAAATTGACTTATATTTTCGAAAATGCAAAATTGATGATCTACTCAGACGATAAGTTAGGGGGTTGTCATCTTGACAAATTTGGTTTTGAATCACCTCAAGACTTTCTTGATTTTGAGCGTGATGTATACCTTGAATTTGGTTTGGAATGTAAACCATCTACTCAGATTTGGACTGTGAAAGACCCTGGTGGTCGAGTAAGTAATGTTCATTCTTTTCTTGGCTCTTATACTCATTTTGATGAGAGCTCGAGTATGTATGTGCC